GTAAACACAGACTTTGCAAAGAAACAAACCATTAAGTTAAAGAATCCTATTGGTTCTACATTTGCTAACGCTGCACCTGGTTTTAGTTTTGCTAACGTGATAGCTACCGTAGCATCTATCGTTACAGGTGGAAATCCAATGCAAGCTGTTGGTAAAATCATCAACGATACTACATCATTTGCTACAGATCCAGTAAGCGGTCAAAAGGTTTTTACACCTATAGTTCAGAAAACTGGTACTACAAATCTTTCTGGTACACTAACTAAAGGTTTGCCAAACAACCAGCAAGTCAAGACTACTCGTTCGCCTTTTGACATGAAGAAGAATTATAGTGAATGGCTCGGTTGGTTAACGATTGGTATGGATACTCCTACGAGTTCTGGTTCTTCGATCTACATCTTTGAAAAGATAACATCTGCAGAAGAGTGGGAAACAGATCTTATCAACGGATTGGCTGAACGCGAGATAACAACAATGTCTATTCAGTGGACTCGAACTCCATCAGACTTTGATGCTACTATTTCTGAGATACACCGAACCTCATCAAATAGGCAAGAAAAGAAATATGGTAGAGCAGCATTACAGGCAAATTCTAAAGCATACGGTTTACCAATCAATTATATCATCAAACAAGACGGAAGTGTACACAGAGGCAGACCAATCACAATACCAGTTTTTGATGAAGATTCACGAGCTGGCCCAATAGTTAGTATAGCATTGGTAGCTGGTTCTACAGAACCATTCGGCAATCCTGACTGGAAGAAGTATCTTAGTAAATCATCGATTAGTTCAGAACAATTTAAGTCTTTAGATATTGGTATCCAAACCTTCTTAAAGTTAGTACCAGGTGGAGAGTTTTGCAGTGGACCAGAAATTACTGGTAAAGAGTACACTGGTCCAGGATTTGATGTCAGAGATTATGTGCGTACTAAGTTCAATAAAGATAGTGTTTATGATAGAGACTTTGACGGAGCAAAATCAGCTAGTGACTTAGCAGAACTACCAGCAGCTACGACCGTAGAGGTTGAAGATGATCCGACAGAAAACAAATCGATTTCTGATATTAAGAAGAATAGTGAGAAGTTCGATCAACTTGATAGAGATACAGGTCAACTAAAGGCATTCAGCTCAACTGATCTAAGTAGTAAATCTCTTTCATTCGAGAATGCTGCAGGTAAAATAGCGAGTGGCATAGGTTTACAGAACAACAGCATATTGGGTAACTTAGTAGATGTTGCAAAAGCGGTAACTAAACCAATTACTAGCTTACTCAGCGCAGAAGACAAATTAACAGATGATATCAAGTCAGCGCAAGGAACAAGACAAGACTTGTTAGCTAGAGGTCATAAGTATATTAAAGATAAAGGAACATATCAGTAATGGTTAATAATCCAGCAGATGATTTTGATGATATTGAGGATGAGATTAGTGTTCCTCCAAGGAGTGGTTTCTTTGATCCTCAAGGAGTTTTTCCCAAAAGAAGCTACATTGATGTTCAGTCGACTAATAAGGCTGAAAGAGGTGTTTATCGCAATGAACTGCACATTGGTGGTGGTCATGTAGCACTGAACTTAGACATAAAACCTTTACAGCCAACTAAGTATCCTTATGCGCAAGTAAGAGAAACACAATCTGGTCATGTTATAGAAACTGATGACACAGCAGGTTCAGAACGTGTACTGATTAAACATCGTACAGGCGCAGGCGTAGATCTTAGGCCTGATGGTACAGTAATCATCAATGCACGTAATAATACCGTACGTGTGACAGCAGGTGATGAGAAGGTAATCGTTGAAGGAAACGGTGAGTTAGTATATAATGGTAACATGAAACTAACTGTTTCTGGCAATCTTGATATCAATGTTGGTGGTGACTTCAACGTCACAACAGGTGGAGATAAGAAAGAAACGATTAAAGGTAGCACGAAGTATGATATAACTGGTAGTCAATCAACCACAGTTGGCCATAATATGTCAACTAATGTAGGAGACAATCGTAATGATTTGACATTTGGTTTCCACAGTAGTATTGTGAAGGGCAACTGGGATCAGTTTGTAGAAGGTGATGGTAATCTCTTAATAGGTTATAAAGATCCAGATGATGGATCTGGTAAGAAGGTCGGCACACTAGTTATGACAGGCGCTCGAGACGTTGTCATCGCATCGCAAGAAATCAATATGAATGGTGAGAAGATTGTTGCTACTGCAGATAGTGGTACGTTCGGCGGAGAGAACGTTGTCATGTACAATTATAATATGTACACTGGTCATTCTATTACTGCTAACGATACAATAACTACGAATACCGCATACACAACTCGAGTCAATGCCACTTCTATGTTTGCTACTACTTTTATTGGCGATCTTACCGGTAGAGCTGATGAAGCGATAGCGTCAGACACGGCGGTCTTTGCTTCAAAGGGTGGTGGCCCTGGAGGTCCAGCTGGTTGGACCAATACAGATACACAAGTAGCCGCACAAGCAGTTGATCCATTGGCTACATTCAAACAAGATAATACAAATATCAATGATCTACTACATAAACAATTCTTAGGTACTCGAAGTGTAACAGTAAATGAATCACTCAAAGATGCGTTCAGAAAAGAAAATGATTATAACAATATAGCAGAACGTAAGTTAACACCAGCTGAGGTTCGCGCTAAGCTAAGAGATCCAATTACATTAGCTAATGAAGACTTTATCACTGAACAACAAATCGAAGGCAAGTTAGGTACAGAATTTAACACTATTACTCCAGCCTTTGGTTATGGCAGAATAGAAAACAGGGAACAAACTCCTAAACGTGGTACTAATATATTGCCAGGCGCAGGTGGCGGAGTGAATAAGAGGTTTACATGATATTTCAAGTAGAGAACGCTTTTAATCCTGAAAGAAATACACCGATCACCAACAAGACAAAGTTGGGAAAAGGTATCACAATGGCAAAGTTCCTTGGTGGATTAGGCAATGCTGCGAACTTTAATCATATCACAGATGATAATGAGAAGATTATCATAGCTAAACAGTATTGCTTACATGCTGCTGCGATGAAGACTATATCTGAAAATGAAGGTCAGTTTAAGGACTATAGATTAGTAGTGAGTGAAGGCTTATACAAAAAGTATGCTGGTGAACAACTACAGATTGACAGTGTCAATTACTTAAAGTCAAAAGGCCGTGCAGTTGTTTATGAATTAAGAGACATGAATGGTAACATAGCACATGAGAAGACGTTCGACTTAGCAGTATATTGGAAAGACAACTTACAATTCGAAAAGATGATTCTTTCTTATGACACATACGCACCTAATGGTAAACTACATGCAGAGATAGTTCTTGTCATGCCTCGCATTATACCTCCATGGGAAGTAGAATATGCTAATAAGATTGAGACTACTTTCAATAATCACACTCAATCGCAAGGTGAGATCGTAGAGATACTGAAAAGCGTATAAATAGTGGGTAAGAGGTAACGATGGTACAAAGAGCATTTTCTTTACAAGACGGAAACTTAGAAAAGAAGACCATACAGAGTGCTATATCGCGTGATTACGTTGATATCGATTTGCTCTTTGCTAAGCGGCCATCAGGAGACTTATACAAAAAGAGACAAGCAGCCGCAGTTAAACAGGCTGTGAAAAACTTATTATTGACTTCTGATACAGAAAAACCTTTTAACCCGACATTTGGCGCAAATCTCAATAGTGCGCTTTTTGACCTCGATACGAATTATGACGTACGATCAGTGTCAGACCAAATAGCAAATGCTATATCGCTGCACGAACCGAGAGCACGAGTATTGAGTGTATCAGTAGAAACTATATCCGATAGAAACGAATTAAGAGCAACGGTTGAATTTGAAGTTATCAATATTGGCGAAGTCGTTACGCTCGAACTTAACATAGCGAGACTGAGATAATGGCAACAACTATTAAATCATCTGATTTAGATTTTGATAATATCAAAACTAATTTGAAAAACTATTTCAAATCGACTGATGAATTTAAGGACTATGACTTCGAAGCTTCGGGCTTGTCAAATGTACTTGACGTATTAGCATATAATACACATGTCAATGGATTAACAGCAAACTACGCTTTGAACGAGTCATTCCTGAGTACAGCTCAACTACGTAGTTCAGTAGTATCACACGCAAACACATTAGGATACGATGTAAGATCGATGACTGGTGCTGTAGGTTATGTCAACCTGTCAGTAAACTTATCTGCTGTACCTAGTAGACCTGTAACAATTGAATTGCCAAAAGGAACTCAGTTTACTGGCTCAGTGGATGGAGTATCTTACACGTTTAGAACTACTGAAACTTATTTTGGTCGTGATAACGGGTTCGGTTTATATGACTTCCAGACAACCGCAGGTTCAAATGATATTCCAATCACTGAAGGCACAGAAAGAGTAAAGACTTTCTTAGCTGGAGAGAAGTCAGAGCGTACCATTTATATTATTCCAGACACAAATATGGATAAATCAACTGCGGTAGTTAGGGTGTTTGATACTGCAACATCATCAGCATTTACTTCGTACGATCCAATCAAGACAGCAGTTGAAGTTGATGGTGATTCTACTTTCTTCACGATGTCAGAAGCTCCTAACGGTTATTATGAACTCAACTTTGGTGATGGAATTTCTTTTGGTAAGTCACCTGAACCAGGAAATAAGATAGAAGTTACATATCTTACAACAGTTGGTCCTGCAGCAAATGACGCTGGTGCATTTAGTGCAAACTCTCCTATTTCTATACTCGGGCAGAACTATCAATTAATAGTAACTACTGCAGCTAACTCTGCTGGTGGTGCTGATAAACAATCAGTTGAATCAATTAAACAGTTAGCACCGTATGCATACGCATCACAACAAAGGCTTGTGACTTCTCTTGATTATAAATCTACTATTTTGAGTAATTATACAGCTGTAAAAGATTGCGCAGTTTGGAGCGGTGATCAAAATGTACCGATAGATTACGGTCGTGTATACGTATCTCTCAAATTTGATACGAATACTACAACTGCTACACAGTCGGCGATTAAAAACTCGATCGTCAATAATTTTACAAAGAACTTGTCTGTCATGTCGATCGAAACTAAATTTACTGATCCAGTAGATACTTTCATCGAATTAACTACCAACTTTCAGTTTGATCCAGCATTGACTGGTACTACTTTATTTAGCACTGAAAGCGAAGTCTATAACTTTAAGAAAACTTACTTTAGAAATAATCTCGGTAAGTTCGATGCTGTATATCGTCGTTCGAATTTGTTAACTGAGATAGATGCTCTCAGTCCTGCCATATTATCTACAAAACAGGATGTAAAAGCTCAACTCAGATTTAATCCAACTGTTGGCATAAACACTGATCATAAATTGGCATTTCCAATGAAAATAGCCTCGCCTGATGATGTACAGCCAATCGTTACCACTACTACGTTCCAATACAATGGTAAAGTTGCTCTAATTAAAAACGAGCTTGAAAGCACAATACTGCAAATCTATGACTTGAATGGTAATGTACTCTTAAACAACGTAGGTGAGTATAGACCTCAAGACGGCGTAGTAGATATCGTTGCTATCAATCCACAAGCATTATTGTTTGGTATTAACTATATTAAAGTAAGTGTTATACCAGAAAATCAAAGCTTTATCAAGCCATTACGTAATTATATCTTATCGCTTGATGAAGATTTGTCATCAGCAACAGCAATCATTGATAGACAAACAACTACATTGGAAATTGATGCATAATGGCACATAGAGAAGGATCAAGCGAAACCTTAAAGGACTACAATCGTCTTACGCCAAACATGCGTAAGAGTATTGTACAAGAAGCTTTACCTGAACATTTTAGAGAAGATTATCCAAACCTTTGTGAGTTCCTCGAAGGATACTATGATTATTTAGATTCAGACCAATCTTTTGGTGGTATAATCAACGAGCTACAAACAGTAAGAGACGTTGAAGATACAAAGCTTTCTGATCTTGATTATATCTTTGGAGAATTAGCACTTGGTGTTTCACACGATCAGTTTAAGTTTCCACGAGAAGCGATTCGTAACTTCGGTAACTTCTTTCGAGTTAAAGGTTCATTATTTTCAGGAGAAGGTTTCTTTCGAGGTTTCTTTGACGAAGACGTAGAAATATCATATCCAAAGAAACAAATCTTAAATATTGGTGGTGGCCAAATTGGTCCTAACCATGGGTATGTAACTCAAAACTCAGCAAAATTTCAAGTCTTCTCGCTGTTTATTAAGTCTCCATTGGCTATCTCTACTTGGGAAGAGCTATGGAGAAAGTTCGTACACCCATCTGGTTTCTATCTTTCTGCTGAAGTACTACTCGAAGGTGAAGACGGCATTGTCATTAAGACTGATGAGTCAGTCCCAGATCCATTTAAGAATATCTTCTTTGTTACTGGTAATGCAGGTATTACTAGATCTGCAGCTGGTGAAGTATCACATCTAAATGATTACTGGTTGACCAGTTACCTTTCTCCAAGCGGTCATATTAATGAACCACAATATCGTACTAATCCATATCGTTTGATCGGTTATTGGGCTGACTCTGATATGGCAACTGGTGTAGGTAGCCGCTTATATGCTAGTATCAATGATGTGATTACTGAATACAAAGATCTGAAAGAGTGGGCAGATTGGGGAATTACATTCGATAATACGCTTGACTCGAACGCCACTGCTATTACGTTTGATAATACATACGAAAGCTATGATATGCGACAGTTCCAATCATACAGATCTGATCAAGGTCAATTCGTTGCTCCTGGCTATGTCAAGAGCGGATATATCTTAAATAGTCCGTAAAACTGTTATAAATAAGATAAAATATTCTGTAGGAATAAAAGATGGCAAGACAAATAATTGGTGTTGGTGTTACTGGTAATGATGGTACAGGTGATGACCTCAGGACCGGCGCTAACAAGATAAATCAAAACTTTCAAGATTTATATTCTCAAATGACGGCACTGAGCCTGAGTCTGAGTCTATCAGCTACGAACTCAAATGGTATTGGGTTCGGGTTTGATGGTATCTTGTTCGATGGTGCAACTAAAGACTCTTTCAACACCGTTACC